GCACCCATCAAATCTTGTGGCATCATATCAGATACAAATCTATTAATATCCTCAATGAGCAATAATCCACCAGTGAATGTTTCCAGCACCAAATTCAAAGTTGTTGCCAAATCATCCAGACGCATTTTTTTGCCATCTGGATGAAAAGGTCTAATTCTCCGTGCTTCAACGTGAGGATGAACAGAAAATCGAATTAAGTCTTTAATAGCGATTCCCTTGATGTGTTCATACTCATCGTTCACATCCAATATCAATGCTTTTCTGGGTAAAATTCCAGAAGCCAAATTTCCAGTCGTATACTGCTCAATAAGTTTATTGGTAGTGTACGACTTTCCAACTCCTTTTCTACCAATAGCAACACCTAATAATGGTTCTCTCATGATGTTCTACGCTTACGACCACGATTTGATTTTGTATTGTTTTCTTTTGACGCTATTTGTTCCATTTGATTCAAAATGGACTGATTCCCAAATTTTGGCATTTTTGAAGATGCTTTTGAACGAACAATTGGTTCTTCAGTAACCACGGAATTAACCACTTGGGCTTCTTGAAAATCTTCTGTTACTTTTATTTCTTCAGGCTCAACAAACTCTCTTTTGGGTCTTTCGGGTTCTGGCTCTGGATTGAATTTTGGTTCTTCATAAACTCTTTCTTCAGTCGTGGATGAAGTCTGTTTATTTTCAACTTGAGTAGGAACTGCTTGAGGTGGTTGGGTGTAACCAGCACTCATTTCCTTCATACTCTTAATTAATTCTGCATTCTGACTACGAAGACTAAATACAATACTTCCTTTTGTGATTATGTCAATTAAGAAATAATAACCAAGCAATTGCTCATCGGTCATTCCAATATTACGCTTCATGAAAACCCGAAGCATAACTGGTCTTACTTTTTCCTTAAATGGTTCGTCAACCGTAATTACATCTTTTGTCTGGTTATTGTACTCCTGCATGTATTCCAAAATGGTCATCGGGTTACCCGAAACTGGAATTAACAAATTAGGGTCAATTTCACCATCCCTAATCATTTTTTGCACTTTTGAAATGTTGAATTGAATCAACCTATTTGCAAAAGACATAATTTGAGAATAACCATCAAGAACTGCTTCGACCATCGCAGCACTTGCGACTCTTTGGTCTTTTTTATCCAGATTTTCTACATAAGGATTGGCACTGGAAGTTTCAGAATCTTGACCCCAAACAACTCTGTCATCTACGGGGGCTTCGCTTTCATTCATGCTCGCTTGAAAACCGTTTTCTAATTGTTCAAACGATGGTGGGTTGATTACGGGTTCACTGATAGGGGTAGCATCAGATACCTCTACGTTAGGACGTGTATATGATTTCTGATTCACACTCTCCATTAAAGGAGAGAAGTTGTCACTAATTTCAGATTCTGCTCCGAATCCTACTGGTGGATTATTTTCTGCCATTTTTATAAATATTTATTCGGGGTTTGTGATGTTTAATTGTTGCAATCGCTCCCTGGTCTGAGCCAACTTGTCGTGTATTTTTTGATTAAATGCCGAGTCTTTTGGGTAATGCTCCATAAGTTGTTTTGCTTTAGAAATTGTGGACTCACTGCAATGTAAATACCCACTCAAATCTTTTAGCGTATAACTGAAATCCATGTAGCACACGTATACCCAAATAGCAAAAGCATATTTTCGGGGATACTTCCTGCTTTTACCAAATAAAACATTCATGGGAATACCAAAACATTCGCAGACCGCCTTAGCCGTCAAATGTATATCGCTTTCATCAAGACTTCCATTCCTGCCTTTTCTGAGAACATTAATAGTTGCTATGACACCAATGTCGTTTAGTGCATCGGATAAAACACTAAATAAGTTCTGTATGTGTCGGTGAGTCTGTTGCTGAGTTGTCATGTTGTCTAAGTATGATTTTACCTTCCTCACCCCATATTTTGTTTGCCACTATGGTGTGAATCATTTGGTCGCCTTCTGGTTTTAATGAATCTTGTACGAATTTAATGATATTATCTAAATCTGGTTTAACTAAATGTGGTTTTCCACACATTAATACTTTCTTTTTTTTACTCCACGAATTTGGCATGGGCAAAATGAAAGTACCATCTAATGTTTGACCCAAAACGAATTTGTTCATCAGGGCATAAGTTTGAATCGCATGTTTTGAAAGACGGTATTTTAATACTTCAGGACGAGGTGGATTTAACCACTTGTCCCTTTGCGTCATTCTGGGCTTACCGATTGGTATCAGATTAAATTCATAGTCCATATTTCGTTGTAAATTCTTTGGATGTGTAAATTGCTTTTGCTACTATTAAACTGAAATCATTATCGCTGGGATAATGTAGTCCTAAAAACAATCTACTTTGTGCGATGTCGTCTGCTAATCGAATTAAAAATTCGTACTGCTCTGGGTGTCTACTTCCTATGAGTTCTGCCATTACTCTTGCTTCAATGGTATGACCACTGGGATAGGAAGGAGATATTGCAACCAGAGATATAACTGGGAATAGTCTTGCTTTGTAATATTGTGCTAATTGAAAAGGTCTGGGTCTTTGATAAGCAAATTTTAATTTTGTAATTACTACTGCCAAATCTTGAATCAATCCATCAATTTCTTCATCGTAATCTTGGTTTAATCTTTTCTTACAAAAAGTCTTAAACATATCTACGATGTCATTATCGTAATCTAAATACCTACTGAAAATTGCAGGATTTTTTTGTTCTTCAGAATTTTGTAATTCAATTAAAAGCCTAATTTCATCCTGAGTCATTTCACATGAATTACTCGGAAAGGGATGTTGCTTGAGGTCAGGCAACAGAAAATCATAAACCCCTGCTCTCATAAAAGGCAGAAGTTTATCTACTGGATTTCCATAAGTTACATTATCAAGCCAATTATTCATTTTTGCTTAAATTACAATTAGGCGGCACGTCTGATTGGTTGTGTATTCTCAAAGTTATCGAACTTCAATTCAAGTTTATTAACCCTTTCTCTCAAGTCCCTATCTTCTTGATTTAACCTCACCAAACTTCTTCTGTTCACCACAATTTGCATCACCAATGAAACGATTGTTAGAGAGATGATACCGATTGCTATCCATTGACCCCAATCATGACTTCCATCGTTGGTGGTTTCAGGAGCAACATCACCACCCTCATTCATTTCACCTGCTGATGGTGTTGGTGTTACAACAGATGCTGGGTTTGCCAATTTTGTAGCATTAACAGATGCCGATAAATCAGGTGTCGCAGACCCTCCTGCGTTTTGTGTATTTTCCATGTTATACGAATTTTATTTGTTGACCCCTTCTCATCACTTGTCGATACTGACCTGACTTCATGTGGTCTTTAAGATTTGGTTTTTCTTTTCCAGCAAACTCTGGTTCTGGCTCTTGTGTTGCCAAAACTTCTTCTCTAATTTGCTTAATGTCTTGCGAATAGTTTCGATAAATTATTCCAATCACCGCACCAGCACCTGCCAATGCTAATCCTACTTTTGCTTTTTTGTTCAAATCCCCTTCAACATTATAAACTACCGCTAATACCAAAATCCACCAGATGGGATTGTACAAGTAATAAGCCATGGCAGTTTTCTTCCAATATTTTTCTGGTGTGATTTCTCCATTCTTCCACTTTTCACGAAGTTTCTTTTCCGTATAAAAGTAAATAGCATCAGCAGGAGTGGGAATGATGTCAGAAAGTATGAGTCCTACCGCACCAGCGTACAAAACACCAGCACCATATTCCCCTTTTGAGGCTTTCCCGATTTCCTCAAATACCTTCTTCATTATTTTGCTCCTTTGCCCCAGCCTTTACCAGCAACGTATGCAACTACATAAATAGTTCCCAAAGTAATTGCTAAACCAACTATGGCAGTTCCAAAATTCATTTTGTTATTCATGGTTATTTCTTATTAATGACAAAATTAATCAATTTTTTGATATTCGTTGGATTACAAAGATTCTGTATTCTCTTTATCAGTATTTGAAGTATTTGATTCATAATTCGATTCAGTTTTACTTGCACCAAAATAATAAGAAACCACTAAGGAAAGCAAAGTTCCAACTACACCAGCGATGGAGTAATAAATATCTTTTTGGTCAGATGGAAAATCCCAAAAAATGATTGAGAATAAAATACCAAATCCACAAAAGATGATAAAAAACGCTACTACTGAGCGACTATTTCTGGAAAGTGAGTCTAAGTTCATAATTTTATTTTCTATAAAGTCTAAAATATTCAAAATCGGATGTTCCTCCGTTTTTCAAATATACTTGATAATCATCCCAAACTGGGCCTGAATAGTTAACGTCTTCAACATTCCCTGAAGTATCAATTCCTGCTTCGACCATGCGAGTAGCAAAAGTTTCATTTTGTTTTTTTAATTCCGAAACTTGTGCTTGTGCATCAGATACCGCTTGTTTCAATTCTGCTTTTTCTTGTACTTTATTTGATACCAATTTGTCACCAGCAGATTTTGCGACTGACGTTACTTGAGAAGCCATTTTCAAATTGCCCTCAATCTTTTTTAGCATCATTTCTACTTCGTCTACCGCAGGTTGTTGAATCGCTTGTAGGGGTATGGAATTATCCAAAATGATAAATCCTATAATTAAAATGATAAGTTGTTTTTTCATAATTTTTTTACCGTTGTTATAATTCTCAATTCGGTTATTGCTGACGCAAGTGTAGAATCACTCCTTTTAAGAGCGTAGTTCATTTTGTCCAGTTTAACATCGTAATTTTCTAATTTCATATTCAAATTTTGTATCTGGTCTTTATAGCCAGACTTTAAATCCAAATACAAGTAACTAACCGCTGCGAGCATACAAAACGCTACCGCTGCGACTGGATTCTTTTTGAATTGTTCAAACGAAACTGGGAGTGCAGTTGGTTTCTTGACGGTCGCCATATTAATCTAAATTATTTGTTTTCACAAAATCGTTAGAGTTTATCAAAGTGTAGGTGAAAAATTTACCATGAATTTTTTCTGCTTTGAAAATGATTTCCATAAAAGCCAAAAACTCTTTTTCCCTTTTGAATACTTGACACCCTTCTGACCAGTTGTTTACGTTTACGCTATCTGCTCCTGCTTTGTGAATGTTCAAACCAGCGACATCGTTGTAAATCTTGCTCTCATCATAAGTGCCATCTTTCAAATTCCAATCACGATACACTTTTAGAGGTTTACATTGTTTCAAAGCATCATATTTGCCCTGATGTTTACCGATTGTAAAACTACCTCTATACTGACCTTCTACCAATCTGGCACTGCCATCACCATTGTCTACTGTGCAAGGCCAAATAGCAAATTTCCATTCACCATTGACTTTGTAAGAAGCCGTCATCCAATCATCAAATTGGTTCGTTACTCTTTTACCAGTTGACCCATTTCTTACACCTACAATGTTTACATTGTAGTCACCATTTTCAAAGTAAGCAAAGCCTTTTCCTTTGACTGCTTTTTCAATTTGTTCTCTTGTTATATTCATAATGTTTTACCATAAAAGTTTATCAGCATACCATCCATTACTATTACGGATGGTTCTATCTTTTTGATGTCTAATTTTATATGCTTTTCTCCGTCTTTCCGCAGTTCCTGCTGGGAATTTGCCCTGACGTTCTAATTGCAAAAATGTTGGGTAGTCGTTGTACCCTAAAGCACCAACCGTTGCTACCTTTACTACTTCGCCTTTTACATTTTTAAAAACATCTAATTTCTTGCCGTTAACCTTTGATGGCTTAACAACTACTCCAAGTTTCTTTGCCTGAGCAAGTGTGTATGGGGTTATTTTGTAACTCATGAGTTCTTCAAATAATTG